TTAAAATTCTTGTGGCTTCACCTGGTTCAGCTTGTGGGAACGTATCTTTATTCATAGCATTCTCCGCTTCCATAGCAATTTTCATCTTCCAAACATCCGTTTTGTCGTGTACTATTTTAAAGTCGGCCAACAACGCCAATAACTTTCTAGAGTACTTATCCAAAATCGGACATCCTGGATATTCATATGCTAAACTTAAGGCCTTACTCTTAATCAAACCAAAGTAGGTTGCATCATTACAAAAAGTATATTTCCTTGAAACCCAAGGAACAAAACATAAGTGCTGTAAAGGTTCAGTAATATTAATTAATTCATCGGAATCGGAGATTATTCCGCAGAAACTCGCTTCTGAAACTCTTTCTTTCACTTCCATTTTTACATTCAAGCCCATTTGGACAAAGTAATCTTCAGGTATATCTTTGTCCACTCCTGCTAACCCATCGTCTCCTTCGACGACTATTCCCGAATAACCAATCTTATATTCATGGAATGCAAACAACATAAACATAAGATTAGAAAATCCATTTCCTAGAGAAGTGTTCATTTCTCCAGACATTCTTTTAGAATCGACTGCGACCTTAAAATATTTGTTCCCGCATATATTATCCCCCGTCAAAACTAACATTATCATTCTGCATATTCTTTGCATTATGGGATTTTTAGAACTCAAGTACTTATAGAGCTGGTACTCGCAGTCCATCATCATATCTGCCGTAAATAGAGATTCAAACGAAGTAAAGTCAGTGCATATATATTTGAGACCATCTCTTTCGATTAATTCTTTAATATAAGCTGGTCGGTCTTTCTTTGGTACTTTCTTAATAAAATAGGGCAATTTAAAAAGTACTTTTTCTATTGTTTTAAAAAATGGACCAGAGATGCACTTAAATTCATCAACTCTAGCCCAAATCCCCCTGGGGAACTTATATTCTGGATAATTTTCTTCTTTAGCAAACAACTTGATATCAGCGTTTTTGTGGAGTCTATCTGTTTCATTAGCAAAATAAGAATCATCTTCTTGTATTTTCTGCCATTTCTCTCTTAGCTCATTCTTTCTCCATTCAGGATATCCAGTTGTTTCCAACCATGGTTCAAATTCCAGCATCTCTTCCTTGTCAATAGGAGTGAGATTCTGTCGAATCCATTTCTTCACGAATTTTCTGAATCGTCTTCTTAATGCACGATTCGGC